GAATATGTCGGAGGGTGGTGACGAGTGGGAAGTTGTTAAGTACCCCGCTATCGCGGAGGAAGACGAAGAGTTCCGCGAGGCCGGAGAAGCACTTCACCCAGAGCGATATGACGTAGAAGCACTAGAGCGTATACAACGAGCCGTGGGCCCAAGAGATTGGTCCGCGTTGTATCAGCAGAATCCAGTTGCAGATGACGGCGATTACTTTACAAGGGACATGATCCAGTACTACGACAGAGAAGTTATCGACCAGGATAGGTTGCGTTATTACTGTGCGTGGGACTTAGCTATAGGTAAAAGAGATAGAAATGACTACTCAGTTGGTATGGTGGTTGGTATTGACGAGTTCGATAATTTATTCGTTGTCGATGTCATCCGCGGTCGGTTCGACGGTTTTGAGCTTGTCGAACGGATTTTAGACTGTTATGAATTATGGAGGCCCTCGATTATTGGAATCGAAAAGGGTCACATCGAGATGGCGCTTGGCCCGTTCCTAGAAAAGCGAACGCGCGAGCGAGGTCTCAATGAGGCTTACTTCAAGGATTTGAAAGTTGGCCGCCGCGATAAAGAAGCTCGTGCTCGAGCTATTCAAGGTCGTATGCAGCAGGGAATGGTGTTCTTGCCGCGTAACGAAGTTTTTACCGGCCCGTTGGTGGCAGAACTTTTGCGCTTCCCGAACGGTGTCCACGATGACCAAGTTGATGCGTTGGCATGGATTGGATTGATGATGACGGAGTTTTCTACATTCCACGAACGTATTGTTGAGCCGCCAAGCTGGAGAGACAGACTCCGCTATCTTGGTAAAGAAGTGAAGATCAAATCAGCGATGAGTGCGTGACATGACAACACATACTAAGAAGCCCAGATTATCCCCCGGTGAAGAAGACAAGGTAGCCCACGATCAGTGGGATCGATACACACGAGCCCGTGACCATGGTCACATTGACTACATTGATATGGCCAAGAAGTGTGATGCGTTTTACCAGGGCGAGCAATGGGACCATATGGACATTGCCAACCTAGACGCTGAAGGTCGTCCCGCCCTAACAATTAATACGGTTTTACCTACTGTAAATACAGTACTTGGTGAGCAGTCCAACCGACGAGCAGATATAAAGTTCAAACCCCGTCGCGGTGGGTCGGAAGAAGTTGCACACACGCTTACAAAGTTGTACATGCAGATTGCGGATAACAACAAACTAGACTGGATTGAGCAGCAGGTATTTGCTGACGGCCTGATTATGGATGGCCGTGGTTATTTTGACGTACGAATGGACTTCAGCGACCACGTTGAAGGCGAAGTACGAATCAAATCCCTTGATCCATTGGACGTTGTTATCGACCCTGACGCCAAGGACTACGACCCCAAGACGTGGAATGAGTTCTTCTACACTCGCTGGATGACGCTCGATGATATCGAGGAGATGTACGGACAAGACCAAGCCGACCGCCTTCGCTTTATTGCGGAGAACGGTAACAGCTTCGGTCGAGACTCTGTCGAATACAGCGAAACACGTTACGGCGACCTTGATGAGTCTGATGATTATCTTGGCACAGCCATCCCTGGCGAAGATGAATATCGTACTGTCAAATCCTTACGTGTTATTGAGCGTCAACATCGTAAAATCACTCGCGTCAAATGTTATGTAGACCCGAATACGGGTGACCAGCGCGACGTTCCAGAGTCTTGGTCTGACCGCAAGATGAAAAAGTTTGCGAAAGATTACGGCCTGAACGTTATTTCAAAGACAAAAAAGAAAGTTCGATGGACGGTTACCTGCGATAAGATCGTATTACACGATGATTTTTCACCGTACAACGACTTTACTATTGTCCCGTTCTTTGCTTACTTCCGGCGCGGTCGTCCATTTGGCATGGTGAGGAACCTCCTCTCACCACAGGAACAGCTGAATAAAATCGCTAGTCAAGAACTGCATATCGTCAACACCACCGCTAATAGTGGCTGGGTTGTCGAATCTGGGTCCCTAACCAATATGCAGGCCGAAGATTTGGAAGAACACGGGGCAGAGACCGGTCTGGTACTGGAGTATAATCGTGGATCTTCACCTCCCTCCAAGATCCAACCCAACCAGATCCCGACCGGTCTCGACCGTATCAGTCAGAAAGCTGCTGCAAATATTAAATCGATTAGCGGTATTAATGATTCGATGCTCGGTACAGACGGAGCTGAGGTCTCAGGTATAGCAATTCAGGCTAAACAGAATCGTGGCGTGATCATGATTCAAGTTCCGCTCGACAATCTGCGAAAAACCCGTCAGTACCTCGCTGAGAAAATCCTAAATCTTGTGCAAACGTTTTACACCGAACAGAGAATTATTAGGATTACTAATGAAGAAGACCCAATGGAGTCTCGTGAAGAGATGATCATTAACCAAATGACCCCCAGCGGTGACATCGTTAATGATTTAACTATTGGTGAGTACGATGTAGTTATCGGAACCATGCCCGCCAGGGACTCATTTGATGAAGTGCAGTTCGCAGAAGCGCTAGCGCTACGCCAAGCAGGTGTAGCAGTGCCGGATGATGCAATTGTGCAGTACTCACATCTTGCCAAAAAAGCAGAACTAGCTGCGAGATTGCGGCAAGACCCATCTGAAGAGCAGATGCAGATCATGCAGATGCAGCAACAGCTCGCAATGCAGGAAGCACAGCTTCAAGTTGCCAAACTCGAGGCAGAAGTTAGGAAACTTCAGTCCGACGCGGCCGTAAATATTGCAAAAACACAAGATATGACTGATATCCAGCCGCAATTGAAAGTCGCAGAACTACAGCAAGAGCTGCAAATGGCGCAAGAGAACCTGCAATTGCGGCGTGAACTCGCTGATTTAACAAACACCACCCGACAATCGCAGGCACAAACATCAGCAGCGGCAAAATTGGCCACCACTGCTATGCATACAGCATCTAAAACTGGCCAAAACACGCAAAACTAGGAGTGCGTAATGAGTGAAAACATGGAAAACCAGGAAGCGACTGAGGAAAAGCCGCTTTCGTTTGAAGTTATGCCGGGCGCAGAACCTCTCGAGGCCCCAGAAAACATAAGTTTGAGCTTTGATGACCCCGAACCGGAGCCAGAAAAGGCTGAAGAAACCGAAGAAACTGCGGCTAAAGAGGAAGAAACCGAAGAAACGGAGAAAACCGAGGAGACTGTAGCCGAATCGGGAGATGAAGATGACGATACCGAGCCTGATGAGGGCGATACTGAAGAAGAGCCGGTAACTGACGAAGAGCCCGAGGAAGAACTGCCGCTCGCAGCTGAAACAACAGAACCAGAAACAAAAAGTCCTATGGTTCCTAAGTCCCGCCTTGATGAAGTACTAGCAAAGCAGAAAGCGCTACAAAAGCAGGTAGAAGAAATGAGGGCAGCAGCCGAAAAACCGGTAGAAGCACCGGCAGAATATGATTTCGACCAGGCAGAGTCTCTATACATGGAAGCCGTGCTCGACGGTGAGACTGATAAAGCTAAAAAAATTCGCTCAGAAATAAGAGAAGCCGAAAAAAACAACTTAGCGTGGGAGTTGGAGCAGAAGATGGGCCAAACAGTCCAGCAATCAGCTCAAGCTACCGCTCTTCAACAAGCCGCAACCGATATGGAGGCAGCTTACCCAGTATTTGACCAGAACTCTGATCAATTTAATGAAGAATACACAAACGAAGTCGTCGAACTTCGTGATGCGTTTATCATTAAAGGTTATGACGCCGTCGACGCTCTTAGCAGAGCAGTTAAGTACGTCGTTAAGGACCGCGACCTCGATACTGCAGGAGAAGCTGAACAACCGGCCCTAGCTGCAGCAAGTTCAGAACAGACAGCCAAGAAAAAAGCCTCAGTCGCCAAGAAACTTAAAGCGGCAGAAGCCCAACCACCAGAGCTAGAGGGTGAAGGTTCGTCTTCTCGCGGTGAGAACGTTGTTGATTTCGGTGGTTTGTCTGAGGATGAGTTTGATGCTCTTCCTGAAGCTACCCTTCGCAGGCTGAGAGGAGACATCGTCTGATTGTTATTGCTTGCGGTGATATATTAGTTTAACTAATATAATACTACTTTCGCTTACCTGTGCGATATCAGGTCGTGATCGATCACGATAAACATCGTATTCGCCCGTCGGGGCGTTAAACACGCCGAGCTCGTAACTCGCTAAACGCACGTCACACGTTCCTCACGATACGAGGTACACGGGCATGTCTGCCCATCAATAAGACGGTCGATGATTGGGATGACCTCAATCATTTAGTGAAACATATCTTTTATGGAGCTTAAAATGGCTACTACAAACTACGGCACGCTTACGGGCGACCAGTTACAGGTATGGTCACGCGACTTCTGGCGTGTGGCCCGCAATATGTCCTTCATCAACCAGTTCGCTGGCGCAGGACAAAATGCAATGGTGCAGCGCGTAACAGAGCTGACCAAATCAAACAAAGGCACAAAAGCAAATATCACATTGCTTGCAGATATGACTGGCGACGGTATTACCGGCGACAACACTCTGGAAGGTAATGAAGAAGCACTGCGTGCCTTCGACATCACAATCGAGCTGGACCAACTCCGCTTCGCTAACCGCGTAGCCGGACGTATGGCCGACCAGAAAACGGTTGTGAACTTCCGTGAGCAATCACGTGACGCTTTGGCATATGCCATGGCTGACCGTATGGACCAACTTGCGTTCCTCACGCTTGCTGGTGTTGCTTACACAAACAAAAACAACGGTGCGCTCCGTACAACCTCTTCTTCAGCTGGCCACGAGCTGGTTGATTTGGTGTTTGCTTCTGACGTATCTGCTCCTACAAGCGCACGTCACGTGCGTTGGGATGCAACGAATAACCTTGTGACTTCAAGTGTTGCAACGACTCAGGTCGCTGCCACCGATACGATCACATATCGTTGTATTGTTGAGCTCAAAGCCTTTGCCAAAGACAACTACATTCGTGGTATCCGCGGCGCAGGTAACGACGAGATGTTCCATCTCTTCGTAACTCCACAGCAAATGGCTGACCTGAAACTCGACTCCGACTTCCTGGCTAACGTCAGAAACGCCGGTGTTCGCGGCCCAGGCAACGGTCTGTTTGCTGGATCGTCCAGCCTGATGGTTGACGGCGTGATGGTTCATGAGTTCCGCCACGTGTTCAACACATCCGGTGCAACAGCTGGTACTTCCAGTAACGCTGGTGCTGCTGGTTACAAATGGGGTGCAAACGCTGATGTAAACGGCGCACGTGCTCTGTTCTGCGGCGCACAGGCTCTTGCAATGGCCGATATCGGTCTGCCTGAGATCGTCGAAGACACCTTCGATTACGAAAACCAAGCCGGTATTTCTGTCGGCAAAATCTTTGGTCTTCGTAAGCCGAAGTACAACTCTGATATTTCTGGCTCCGTCCAGGACTTCGGCGTTATCTGTCTCGATACCGCTCAATAGGTATAAGTCCCCCCTCTTCGGAGGGGGGCATCTTCTTCATAGAAAGGAAATCAAATGAAGGTCCTATCCGATAAAGAAATAAGAGTTACCACCACCTGGGGTGGTGTATTTGTACTGTTCCCTGGCGAACCCCAAGAGCTGGCAGAAGAAGCTGCAATCTTGGCGATGTCGATGGGGGCAAAACAAGTTGATGGCACTACCGTCGAACCGAGTATCGAAGAAGAAAGCGAAGAATCTGATGACGTTTCGTTTGACGAGCTAGTGGACCAGTTAGTTGTTCTTATGGACGAGGGTAACCCAAGTAATTTTAAAAACGACAATACGCCCAAAGCTGCTGTAGTGAATAAGTTAGCGGGTAAAACATTGTCATCAGAGCAACGCGACGCAGCTTGGGAAGAAGCGTTACGTAGATAGAGGTAGCAATGGCTGTAGCGGTTAATGACGTTATAAACAAAGTTCAAGAGACTCTGCAGGACACTGCCGGTATCCGCTGGAATGAAACAAATGAGCTCATCCAATGGCTGAATGACGCTCAACGTGAAATAGCCCTACTCAAGCCAGATGCTACATCCGAAAATACTACCGTAACGCTGGCTACCGGCACTAAGCAGTCAATACCTTCAGACGGAAATCGCCTACTTCGAGTGATGCGTAACATGTCGGCTGCCTCTCTTGGTAATGGCGGGCGGGCAATACGTCTTGTAGCAAGAGATGTTCTAGACACCCAGACACCTACATGGCATGACCCAGCTGTTACAGGAGACGCTGCTCACACAAACGTAGTTAAAAACTATATTTACGACGAGCAAGACCCTAAGAACTACTACGTATTCCCCGGCGTTTCTGGTAGCACCTACATAGAAATTGTCTACTCCAAGAACCCAGCGACTGTCTCAGCAGGCAACAACCTTAGCGTTGATGACATGTATGCCAACGCCGTCCAAAACTACATCTTATATATGGCGTTCATGAAAGAGTCCGAGGCCGCTGGTAACGCGCAGAGAGCCTCGTCTCACTACAACCTGTTTACCGCCGCGATTACGGGTAAGGCGCAGATCGACACGATCACTACCCCTAATATCGAACGTAGAGGAGACGGCTAATGGCTATCAGATACGACACTATTTTGCCTGACATCCTATCGATGGTTCCCGCATGCCCCGAAGTAATCGCTGAACGCTCAATTCGATCCGCAGTCATAGAGCTATGCGAGAAGTCAGAAGCTTATCAGGTGCAGCTTGACCCTATTACTGTGGTTTCAGGTATCTATGAGTACGACTTGGAGCCACCCACCGGAACGATCGTGCATCGAATAGTTTGGATGACACATGAAGGTAAACCCCTTGAGCCTGTATCCAGCGGATTGTTGGAGCAACGTAAAGAGAACTGGCGTAAAGATACCGGCACTCCCGAGTATTTTATAAAGCAGAACCTTACGACCGTAAATCTTGTACCCGTTCCGAGCGAAACCATTTCACAAGGTGTGGAAATACGAGTTGCTTTGAAACCGACACAAACTTCAAACGCCTGCGACGACGGTGTTATGACCGACTACAGAGACACGATCGTTAATGGTGCCCTGTTTAGGCTGACACGTATGCCCTCTCAGGACTGGACAGATTTTGCAGCAGCCCAAATCTACAACGGGCTGTTTAACGAAGGACTGATTTATGCCGAAAGACGCGGCCGTCAGGCGGATAACCCAGTCGTTGCAAAGGTTAGATATGGAGGACTACATGGCGGACGTAAAACTCGTAAGTACGCAGGTAGAAAATCCTTTATCTGATCCGGTTATTGCGGATATTCGTGACGAATGGGACTGGGTCCTGGAAGGATTACAGGATCTCAAAGAACGTATTCCATCTCTGACATGGCGGCCAGAGGACGTATATGCAGAGTGTCGTTATGGGAACGCCGTTCTGCATGTTGCAAAAGACGGGTTCGTTATAACAACCGTTATAACAGACCCATATACGAAGGAACGCACGCTACATTTTTGGATTGCCTGGGCACGTGATCTCGGCGGCAACTGTGTAATTAAGTATTTGCCGTTTTTCGAAAATGTGGCACAACAGTTAGAGTGTAAGTTTCTGGAGACCTGGACCCCTGTAGATGAATTGGAGTCGTACTTTTTACAACAAGGTTGGTCGTTAGATACTAGAATTTTTACGAGGTTGGTATGAGTAAGGGACCCAAACAACAAGACTACAAACCGAGCGAGTCGGACCAAGTCAACGCGTCGGTAGCAGTAGCCCGCAAGAACAGGTTCGACAGTTTATACGGTGACCTGCTTTTGCAAATGAGAGATGAATCCGCTGCAGACGATGTTACAAAAGTAGCTCGTAGCCGCGCTAGTGCCGATGTTGCACAAGCAGTCTCAACACCAGATCTGGGTTTGGTTAATGACGTAGATAGAACTGGAACAGTTACGGCGGCTTACGAAGGGCAATTAGGCAGCGCAACCGCTAAGGCAAACGAAATTACGAACAAACGTCAGTCTGGTGTGTTGGCAGTAGCAAATAAGCAAGAATCAGATACCACTAGAGGTATGGGTTTGGTCGCTAGGCTGGATACATCTGAAGCTTTACAAAGAGCTAAGGCTGACACGTTAGTTCAAACAGCTAAAACAAGCGCTCTTGGTCAAATAGGCACCGCCGCTACTCTATACGGTTTGGATAAAGCCGACATGTTACCAACGTAGGAGATAAATTATGATATCGAACCTGATGAGCTCCATCTCCGCAAGACAAATTGCAGCAGGCTATGCTAGTTCACTACCTACAGTATCTGACCCTGACAAAGTTATGGCGCAGATGACGAGACAGGACTATTTACAAGGCCGACAAAATTTTGATCAGTTCGAACAAGATCTAGTAGATCAAGCCCAAACCGACACAAGCCTTATTGATCAGGCACGTGAAGACTCACGTTTAGCTCAGGATACCGCCGCTGGAATAGCAGAACGTAACCGGCAGCGATATGGGACTGAGTTAACAGCAGCGCAACAGCAGCAGCGAAATTTATCGACTCAACGCGGCGCAACATTAAGCTCCATAAATTCTGTAAACAATGCACGTTTAACCCAGGGGGACCAGAACCGAGCGTTGCTGGGGGACTTAATTAACATAGGCCAAGGCCTACGCCGTTCCTCTATGGAAGGTCTTGGTACATCCGCTGCCAACGCAACACAGTTAAAAAACGCTTACACACAAGCTAAAGCTTCTAATAAAGCGGCTAACTATCAAGCTGTCGGAAGTCTCGCGTCCACCGCAATTTTAGCAATGGCGTTTGGGGTCTAGGAGAAAAACATGTCTGTACTTACTGGAGTTAATGATGCGCTGAATACGGCAATACGTTTTAGCACCATGCGGAGCCAAGCCGACTATAGAGATGCTCTAACTGCTAAGGCTGAAACAGACGTTAAAACGGACGTGGCGAATCAATCTTATAATAATATGCGCGTCACAAACTTGATAGACGATGTCGGTGAATTGAACAAACCGGCAGTTATGCGTGTCTTGGGGGGCGAAGGAAGCCCGCAGGAAAACCTTGCTGTTGGCTCTTTGTTTAACAACTTAAGCCCCGAGCAATTAAAAAACACGGAAATTGGTCTTTCTTACGACCCTAAAACAAAAACTGTAAGCGCGCCCACCCTTACGTTAGATACTGAAACGGGCGCCAAAACTCCAGGCGCTATTACTGAAGACGGTTCTAGTGATCCAAATTCTAAAGTCGTCCAGCTGTCGGTAGAAGATGCTTACGCCAACTTAGAAGGTCTTTACACTTCTAACGTTTTATCCCGCCAAGACACAATAGATGTAGATGTTTTATCCCGACAAAACACTCTGTTCAGACCAGAAATTGCTAGGAGCCAGGCGAATCTCCTAGAGTCCCTAGAACAGTTCCCAGAAGTACAGCGCGGAGTTCTTACCGAGTTGTCACGTTTAGAGCGCGACGAAGATAAACTAGAGTTTACTGTGGCGTTTGAACTGGACTATCTGAAGCGAGATCCGCAAGGCGTGCTATTAGGTATTGCTGACAACTATGACGAAACCTCGTTGGCAAAAACTTACGAGATGGTGCGGGACGAGGGCATCCAAGACCCTCGTCAAGTCTCTAGGTTACCGATTGCCAAACAAATACAGGTATTTGCCGCTAGTGTTGCTTCGATGCCCGAGGGCGAAGCAAGGAATAAAGCTGCAGCAAGGTATGGAGATTTGATTCAACGCGGGATACTTGGAGATCAAGATATTGCAAACGCAGGAGACCGTCTGACTAATCAACGTGAACTTAAGAAAACCGTCGTGGAGGGACTTCGAGATTTTGGTAAAAACTCGCAGGCCGTCACTACTGCCATCTTGGAAAACGCTTCGAGTATCCGAGAAAATCTAAAGTTTAATGTGGCCCAAGACGATAAAGAGGGCATATTTTTCGATGATGATAATATCGAAGCGAAAAAATCACTGACGCCCGTAACAGCAGACCCTAAAGTTATTACGGCCATGCAGACGCTTCTAACTGATTTAGAAATAGCGAGAGAAAGCGGTAACCCAGCTCTTCAGAGAAAAGCACTCACCAACCTTCAAGACGGGGTGGCGAGAACACTTTCCGCGCTTGGTAACCAAGTGACAGACAAAAGCCTTTCTCCTTTACCTAGTTTTATAAGCGCTCTTCCAAGCCCAACTTCTATCCAAGGTGTAAAAAACTGGTGGAACAACCGTGAGCCGGGGCAGCTATCTATTGGCCCTATGGGCGGCAGAATGCGAATTTCAGAAAATGGCAACGAGTACGGGATTGCCTCGGTAAAGGGTAATTCAGATATTGCTAAAAACCCTGTACCAGCAGCCCTTGTCGCCGCCATATTTGGCCCAGAACTCGAACAAGCATTGAGAGCCGAACTCTTGAATTCGGGTGCTACGTTCTAATATGGCGCAAGATACGCAAAATAAGCCCCTGCTGGGCAACGAAGCACGTATGTTTTTGAAGGGTGTTGGGCGACAGCTTGTACCTGGTCTTGAGACAACACAGTTTACTGAAGATGATTATTCGCAAGACTATTTGGATGCTTTGTCTATAGTTGCCGACCACTACTATGGCGCGGATGGCGCAAAAAATAGAGAGGCTTTTCTAGAAAAAAACCTCGCAGACAGAGCTAAAAATTTTCCTGATGTACCACCCGATGATTTAGAAAAAGAACTCTCAACACGAGAGGCGCGCTATAGAAAAAAGTTCGAAGGGAAAGGCGTTGACTATAATATGGTCAACACCTTGTTTGGCGAAGGCTCTATTTTTAAGAGCGGCTACAAAATTGATAGCCCTGCAGATGAGATCAAAACCACACTAGGTGAGTTCAGCCTCGAACGCGACGGCGACACATGGGTAATAAATGACAGATACGATTTCTCTGACACCTCTTCTCTTGGTCAAGCTATATCAGACTCTAAAGAAGGTGAAGGCCTCATGGGTAAGGCTTATCCTTTAGCTAGATGGATAGGCGGGAAAGTTTTACAAGAGAATCCTGATGGTTCGTCCCCAGAAGATTCTCCAGTTGTTACTATTCGAGTACCGGCTGCCCCCCTTCAAGTTGAAACACCTGTCCCAATGCCCCGGCCTGATTTTAGGTCAGAGCCAGAACCAGAACCAGAACCAGAAGGTACAGTACTCGTTGGCAAACCAACGCCGTCTGAAGAGCCTAAACTAGAAGACAAATCAGAACCTATAGAAGATGCGACGCCTGTTGCCGCGCCCGCTGAGGTAGAACAGCGCGAGCTGCCCCCTATTCCTGAGCCAGAAGGCACAAAGCTTGTTGGCAGGCCAACTTCCGCCGCCGAGGCAGAGCTGCAAGACAAACCAGAACCAGAGCCAGAAATCCCGGAACCAAAAGCTGCAGAGGTGGAACGTCCTGAGATTGAGCCTGAAAATATTAGCGTAGCTAAACCTAAGCTGTCGTTAAAACCAATGGGCGAGCTCAGTTTTTCAGAGGAAATTAAAAAAGCAGACATTCCAGCGATGGAAACCGTAGAGGTAGAGATCGATGACACTCCCGTTTTCGCCGCCAAGATACCCGGTGAAGGCACAATCATCTCGAAAGACAAACGCATTGTTAACGAAGTTGTTAAATCACAAGCTGACGATACATCTCTTTCAATTGCTCTAGGGTATAGCGATAAGAAACCAGCAGACTCTGATCGTGTGGTGCGTGTTTTTGACGATAAAAAACGTGTCATCAGCGAAGAAGCTACAAACAATGAGGGTACTGCAGCTGCAAAAATTGCTGCAGAACGTATTAAACCAGAGAACGGCAACGTTGACGTGGTTAGTACGGAACAAGGGCTTATTGAAAGGCGCCAAAGATTTCAGACGGGGCAGCCTTCTAATCCATATATTGGTGCTATGAGGGGTGCTGGAAAGCCAGTTACAACCTATCAAGACGCTTTTGGTAGCTTTACACCAAGCCAGATCAATCCCGCTGCTCCGCGTAACCTAAAAGAAGCCGCTAGCCGCGGTTTTTACTCTGGTACGGAGAGCACTATTGCAATGGGCAATTACTTTCTGGCCATTGGAAATGCTGTTCTTGGGGACGAAGAAGGGGTTGAAATGCGGATGGAGCGCGCCAGGCACGCCGAAGCACGATCCGCTATTCCATGGTCAAACATGGCAGGCTTTGAACAGTTTCTCGAGGAGCCTGATTTCGGCAAATTCTTAGAGATGAGCGCTGCTTATGTAGGAGTTATGGCGCCTAGTGCTGTGTCGAGTCTCGCCGCCGCGCTTGCCGGTGGTTTAGTAGGCGGGTATGCCGGTATGGCAGGTGCCGCTGGCGCTGTTGGGCTAGGTGCCGCTGGTGTTAAAGCAGGTGGCGGGGAGCTTTTAAAACGTAGTGTCAGAGAAATAATACAGCGCAAGCTTAAAGGCGAAGTTCTTGACGAAGCTGAAGAGGCTGTCTTACAGGCTGGGTATAGGGGCTTACGTCGGGGCGCGATTGTGGGTGCTTTCGGCAGCGAATTTCCGATGATGTCCGGTGCTGTCGCAGGTCAGTTTGAGAAAGCCGGTAAAGAGTTTGGGCGTACTGAAGCGCTTATTTCAGCTGGTGTTGGCGTACCTGCTGCCGCTGTAGGGGTTTTAAGCGAAAAGTTTATAGCCGAAAACATCGTTAAAATGTTTATGAAAAAAGGTGCCGGTCAATCTAGCTCTGTCTACACACGATACGCAAAACGAGTAGGCACTGCCTTTGGTTTAGGTGCTGCTGCGGAGGGCTCGGCCGAAGGTATTCAAGAAAGTATGATCAGCGGCGTTCGCAAAGCCATCGATCCTTCATTTACCAATGAAGAATATCTGATGAACATTGCCGAGGGCACGTTTGCAGGCGCTGTTGGCGGCGGTACTTTTGCTGGCGGCGGAGCGCTTACAGCTCAGACCTTTCAAGAAGCCAGGGATATGGTTGATAAAGGCATGGGCATGGCTGCAAATATGCAGGCCGCTCAGGAAGACACAGGTATTTTACGCTTGACGGGCCCGACTCGGCTCTTGACGGGCCCAACTCAGGAGAGCGACAACGATATTCGTGGTCAAGCTAACGCTGTTGTAGTTGGTAACAAACCAGCGATGTGGATACCAGAGTCACAGTCAATAGCAGACACTGTTACTGTATACGACGCAGCAGGAAACCCATTCGAAGCCACTGTTGTGGAGCGTTCGGAAAACGGCGGCGTTTTAGTTATAGACCAGTCGGGGCAGCAAGTTGTCTTGAATATGGGGCCAACTGCGCAAAGCGTTAATGTCAGAGACCCGCAATATGAATTGGAAACAGCAGGCGCAAACGTTCAAGGGCAAAAAGTACAAGACATAGACGATCTTGACGGAGCGGAATCAGCAGTGGCTGGTGTCCTCGAAAAAGCGCGCGGTTCTGGTCAAGGAGCCGAACTCAATGCGATTATGGACATCAATGCCATTCGTACAGAGCGTAAGCGCAGAAGCGGTGACCCATCAATAAAAGATATGCGCTTGTCGGACGAAACCGTTGGCGATGACGCAGAGTCAATCAGCGCAGAAGGCGAAGTATTAGCGGATTCTTCTGATATTCGCGGTAACTTCGACATGTTCGACATCTCGTATGGAAACGAGATTGAGGCTGACCAGCTCACACAGACTGTAGCAACATACGCTCCCGCCACCGCCGACTCAAACCGCGAAGCCGATTTTGAAGATCGCTTTGAGGAGCTCATGCGCATCGTCGATGACGATGAAGTTCGTCAAAACTACGAAGCAAACAAAGACAGGCTGTCTGATTCCGCGGTTAATTTTCTTCTCAAAGAGGCTCGTGCTGAAAACAAAAGAGCAGCTGCGGCAGCAAACGTGAAAAACGTTTACGAAGAAGAAGGATATGAGCCTTCTCGATTAATTGTAGATGTACGTAGAGGCGACGAAGGCACAATCGCGGCTGGACAAGAGGTGCTGTTTATTCAGCGCGAGATGACTGACCGTGATCTACGCACTATAAACGGTAAGACACTGCCCGCTTTTCTTGAGGACACCCTCAATCGAATCCTCAAAGATGGCGAAGAGTTTAAAGGTTCTACTAAATTTGAAATCGTAAATCGGGCAGACGGCGTTGTAAGTCCAATAACGTTGGATGGAGTCATTGACGCGGGCAAGTTGATCAACGTCCGTTTTTCGGAGAATGCGCAAGGCGCCGCACTCTCAAAGTTTAGCGCGGCCAAAGCAGGTCTCCTTCGCGGTATATCTGAGTTAAATCTTATTGGCTACGATTTTTTGGTTAGCGGTCAGCCTATGACATTAGGACCAGCCGATATCAAACGGGCAGGACCAGGAGCCGTTGCCCACCGAAAAGACAAGATTACGTTTGCTCGCTTGATAAATACAAAGCTACCGAGCCTGGTTGACGATTCTCCCGAAGCAATCATGCAAAACAAAGCTGAAAGAGATCGTGAGTTGGCGATAGTTGCGGCTATGGCTGAGGACCCACCGAATCAATTTGCTGTCGAAGCAGCAGAGTCTCGCTTTGATAGGGCTCGAGATAAAATTATCGCCCGCGAGCGTACTTTAGGCCCTGAAAGCTCGGTCCGCCGTACGAAGATAAAAGAACGTGGCCAACTGAAAGAAGTAGTTGAAAGCACAGACCCAGCAATTTTAGACCCCGGTAAGCCGGAGACTGTTGGAACTACAATGATTATTGTGGTTCGCGATAAAACAACTAATAAAATGCTGTCGCGGCAAGTGATTGATAACGCGAATAGAAAGTCCCCCGCGTTCAAAACAGCGTTGTCCAAAGCTCGGCGCGAGCGAGTCAAGGGCACAAAAATTACTTATGGAATGAAAAGCAAAGAAGGTACTCGCACACCCACTTTTTCTGGGGAATCTTACCTGCAATCGCGCATTCAACCTTTCATTGTTATACGTAGCGACGATGTGCTGTTGCGAGCTTTTCTCGTACACCCAGCAATTACCGATTTAAATGTAAGGGATACAGCTGCTCAGTTTGCCCGTGATTGGGCAGCGGCTAATCCTGAGAAACCTAGACCAAGAATTACGTATGAAGAATTACGACAAGACAGCATCACACAGATTCCCAGTGTTGCTGAATCAATGGAGGGTAACTCTGAACAGATGGCGCGCGAAGCCGCAGTACAAGCAGGCATTGCAAATGTCGGAGGAATCGAAAGCTCAAGCGAAGTTCCCTTAACACCCTTCCTTATTAAGTACGGTCAAAAACCAGGCGCAAACGCAACTCCAAGCCGCGGTCGTAGAGCCTCACGGCGTGCCCGTAAAGAGATGGATCTAGCCCAAAAGCAGGCTCGATTAGACACCGAAACGCCTGCAGTTCCACCTGTTATGGGCAATTTAGGCCCGCTGACACGTGCTGTTCTAAACAAAGCGCATGAACTGTTTAAGTTTAAGCAAAAGATTCGAATTATTACGGTCAAGCAAATACAAGAAGGTCAGTTTATTGGCCGTAGAGAGGCAGAGCCTTTCCGCGATGCGCTGCTTCAAGCAGTTGAGGATATGAAAGGGCGCGACTCAAATGTACAGGCTAGGACAATAACGATTGATAACGTTTCAGTTATCGTCGTTAAAGACCAGCCGAAAGCCAGTTACGGTAAGACCGATGACGCAAAACGCGCCGCGGTGCTGGCGCATGAATTAGGTCACGTTCTTTTTAAAGAAGAGTTTAATAAAATCGTCAACAACCGCTCGCTCAAGAACGCGCTATGGGCTGAGTACAAAAAAGACGTACAAAAAATCATTGATGAAGGCGGAGACGTAGGACAGTACAAAGTCCCCGGCAGCGACGAAGATTTCTTTACGAAAGACGGGTTTGAAGAGTGGTACGCAGACCAAGTCGCTTCTTACGTCTACTCAAAAGCATCAGCTCGGAAAGACGAAACCCAAGCAGAAAAGAAAGAACGCCAGAGAAAAGGACGCGAGGAAAAAGTAGCCGAGAACCACTTTAAGAAAGTGGCTCGTTTGCTGCGTGAGTTTGCCAAGAAAGTGAATGAGGTGCTCGGTCTGCGCCTGACCCCGAATGCTTTCTTCCGTAAGTACATGGACAACGTTGCTGAAGCGCATCGTACTCATGTCGATGATCAAAAAATTATGAGCGGCGGCGAACATGTGTCACTAGATGGCCAGATACAAATTGATAATTTTATTGAAGGTCTTAACAACAAAATACCGAAAGCCGCATTAGATCAACTAGAGAAAGCAAGCGAAGCGTTCTACCGCACACGATTTGGTGAAGTGTTTAACAGGGTCATTAATGCCGTTGAAACAACGCTTTCTAATATGGAGGGCGGTAAGAGTCTTTCCAAGTTCTTCTATGGTAAGTCTCAGTCTTACGATCAAATGGGCTATCACATGGCCTACGAATCTCAAAATAAACGATTTGTGAATCGGGTTGGTGACATTCTTGGCCTAGACCTTCAAATCGATCGCAACTGGGACACATCGTCTGTTGAAAAGATACTGCTCCAAGCAGAGAACGAAGATATTGCTACGTCTGATTTGAAGTCACTAAGAGCCCGCAACATCCGTAAGTTTTTATCAAACGATGTTTTTGATAATTACATTCAAGACCCAAAGAACGGCAAGGTTTACATACAAATTCCGATCCGCGGCGGCGGTAAAAGAGACATTCGCAAACGCCGCAACTTCTTTCCTCGTTCCTTGAATGAGAATACTTTGATGACCGGGGACGGACCTAACGCGCGTAACTTGGTAGACGTCCTTACGCAGGATTACACGTTTGAGGTCGACGGTATTACATACGATTCAAAGAACTGGCGGATGTCCGTGCCAGAGGCGACAAAGTTGGCGGACGATCTGATAGTTAAAGTTCTTTTTGAGCACCCGGATGTTCGTAAAGAAGAGCCGGACGGCACTGCTTCGCCCGGCATGTCTTCGGCGTTAGGCCGTAAACTAGATAAAGTGCCGACCGCAGCGTTGCGCCATGCCGGACTCCTACACCCGCCGCAATCTGCGATTATTCAGTATATCCACCACGTAACCCGTAAAGTTGAGTTCGAGAAACGCGGTGGTTCTAAAGAGGTGGACCGCCGTATTAATCTAATGGCGAACGAAAAAGATAGAGACTGGGCTCGAGCTTCTGTAGACGCAATGCTCGGCCGCGTCGACGCTCAGCTTCATCCTTGGGTGCGCCGGTTTAACAGCGTTGAGTCAGTTCACTCAATCTTTACAACGCTTTTGTTCGCAGTCTTTTCGTCACTCCCTGATTTGGCGGCTATCGCTATACGATCAAAGGAGTTTGGCAACCTAAACTTGATGTTTAATGAAATATACAACGACTTTAATACACGTCTTATTATTGTTACTGATGGAAGTGGTAACGAGATTAGCCGCACAGTTGTGGCACGCGAAGACGTTAAAGAAGCCTTACAAAAAGCGTACGATTCTGTCCCCGATGGAGGCCGCGTTCTTGAAAGCACAGAAGCAATGGAGCTTGCTAGGGCAGTAGGAACAGTATCTTTTGAAGGTTTAGATACGGTGTTCGTGTCAGTCGGTGAACTTGATTTTGGCGAAACTTGGTCTCGCCAGTACCTAGAGAAGTTTTTTGAGGTGACTCAACTTCAAAGATGGACGCGCTACACCCGTATCATTGCCACCGGCGTAGGTCGTGAGTTTATTAAAAACACTGCACGCCACTCTCCTAACCAACGAGATGCACGATACCTAACTGAACTCGGCCTAACCAGAGAAGAGGTATTAGAGTGGATCGAGGCTGGAGAAGGTTTTGAAAGTGCTGTCGGTCAAAAAGTTAGAGACGCTATTGTCCGGTTCTCTGAAGAAGCAATTATTAGGCCGAACGCGGCGGAGCGCCCTTTGTGGGCTTCTAGTCCTTACTTACAGTTTGTATGGCGCTTGAAATCCTACCCTTATTCTTACGGGAACGTTGTTCTAGGTGGTATGGGTCGAGAAATCATGAACCGCTACAGTGAGGACGGTAACTTTAACGCTGGGGCTCAGTTAGTAGCCATGTCTTTAGCAATGGCTCTTCCGCTTGCGATGATGGGTTGGGTCTTCCGTGAGAAATCCAAAGAGGCCGGGCG